TTGCATCTGGTGCAATTTTAATACCCTGAGTTTCGTATCCCCTATAACCTTTTTGGTTGTAAACGTAATACTCAACTGATTTGGGAGTCATTACAGTATCAGGATTTGCAATTCTCTCTTTTTCCTGCTCAAACTCTACAATTTTACGAATTTTTCTAGGATCAATATATCTTAACTCTAAGATACCATTTTTAGGATTATTTAAATCTACTACCTTATGATAAAAAAGTCTTCCATCAATATACCAACGACGGAAAATTTCGTATGCTTTTTTATCAAAATCTAGTAACTCTAGTACTTTATTAAATTCTTCTCTAATCCTAATCTTAACTTTATCACTTACTCTAAGATTGGAAAGTTCTAATTCAACTGGAGTATCATCCATATCTCCAGCAATTGCCTCATTAACTATATCATCAATTGCACCATCACATTCTGGATGCAAAGACATATCACGATACCTCATTACGAGTTCCCACTCATTCTTGACGTATCCATCTATATCTACGTACTGCCCAAAATAACCTCCACCTACAATAGGTGTGGATGCATCATCATTTGTTGGCTGAACAAAGGAAGGCCCTTTTGGGACCTTCCTAGCACGTTCTAAACTGAATCCAAATAATTGAGACATTATAACAAAAACCCCAGTAAAATTCTACTCAATTATTTATCCAAGTAAAAAATCCTATATCAGGTAGCACTATCAAGTGATACTACGTTGGATTCGTCTCCAATCTTCCAGTACTGAACTTGGAATTCAACCGTATACTCTTCAATTGAATCATTGCTTTCCCAAGCAAGATCGATTGCAGATACGTTTGTTGGGAATACTCCTACAAACTCATAAGTACGTGCAACAGTACCATCTCTGCCCAATTGTCTTACTAAAGCATTGGTCTGGTATTCACTGATTGTATTGTAACCAGAGAAGTTTTCATTTTGGTACTGAATAGTTGAAATCCATGCCTCAAAATACTTTCTGAGGGTGAAGTTCTTATCGTTCATAACCGTGACGGTCCAAGGCTCGAAGGTTCTATCACCTGCGATCTTGAGTGTGCGACCACGGAAGGGAACCTCCACCACACCCACTGTGGATGCAGGGAGGTTAGCTGCCTTAACGTAAACTACTGAATCTTTCTTTAGTTGTGAATTTGCATCACCACTTGAATCTAGATTCGATGGGAATTGTAGTTCAACTTGAAATAGGTTGGGACGAGCAAAATCTCTATTTACTAACGTTCTGAAAGTATCAATCGTTGCTCTGCTTGGTGTATTTGATGCCATTGGTGACTAACTCCTTTTGAAACTATTTATTAAATTGTTGATCAACCACCTTGTCCAGTAATCTCAGCAAACGAAGTACCAGTTCTGGTAGCAGTGAATGTGAGAGTAATGTAGTTGATGGAACGAGTTGGTTTTACAAAAATTTCAGCATAGAACTCACCACGATCAATAGCATCAGGTGGGTTATTTGAGGTATCACATACAACTAGGAAGTCTAGAACACCTCTACGTCCTTGGACTTGACGCATATATGGTTCAACAATGTTCTTGAATGCAGAACGAGTTGCCTCATCATTTAGTTCAAATAGCATTGACTTAGCAGCTTCGGAGATTGTTCTCTCGATTGTTAGGAATAGACGACGAACGTTAATTCTGTCAAATGCAGATTGATAACCTAGTGCAGTTTTATCACCGAATAGAACAATACCTTGTCCTGGGAAGGAAACGATAGGATTGATTCTATTTGCATATAGTTTGTCTCTTTGTGCCTTGAGAGGTGAATATGCAAGTTTAATTGCATTCTTCAACTGACCTCTATTTAAACCAGCAGGGGAGAACCATGGCTCTTGATTTAGAGTTGTTTGTAAGCAGAGACCAGCAACGTCAGCATTACATGGAATGTAACGATAGGTATCATTGTACTTGTCGTAGATATACTTGTAGTTGCTATCAAATACAGTGTATGAAGAAGAACTTAATTGACGATAGTAGTCTACTAGTTTATCAACAACAACGTCATTGTTTGTCTGACCAATTACATCTCCACGAATTGGGGAAATAAATGCTAAACAATCCTTACGATCATTTGCAATGTCAATTAGTTTTTGTGCCTTAGCAACACTATCTGCCTGGTTACCAAAAGATGGACCCATGATTAGATAGTCAACTTTTGTTGTTTCTGCGTCTGCAACTAAATCATATGCTGAAAGTACAGCATCTCTTGTGAGGGAATAGCCATCAACACCACCTTGGAAAGTATACTCAACAGTTGAGTTATTCTTAGTTCCAATGATAGCATCACCTAAGGTAGAAGTGATTGATGCACTATTCTTGAAAATGTCAAAACTTCTATTTAATCCACTTGAACCGATGTCACCTTGAGCATCAACATCTACATCAAATAGATTATCAGTTTCGTGAGCACCCCAATATAGGTAAGCAGAATTTGCTTTGATTACATCTTTATAGTAGTTATTCTCACCTTGTGAACCCTTAGCATTTGATGCCTTAGATACAAATAAGAACTTCTCTAATAGTGATCCTGGTGTACCTGTTAATTTTCCATCCTCATCGAATACAAGGATGTGCATCTCATCACGGAACCCACCTCTTTCTGCAATAAATGGTGAAGTTGTTGGACGTGGTGCAACGTTTATCCACTTTTGACCGTCACCATATACACGATCTTCATATTCTTGTCTTACTGCCGTGATAGTAATTCCCATTCCAACAGTTTGATTTGATTGGAATGACTTGGAACCTTTATTTAAAACTACATATAGTTTTCTTTCTACCGTTTCAACTAAAGCAGTTCCTAATCTATCATCATTTTCAATGAAGTAGTTTGCTACAATTCTTCCTGTGCTAGCAGGATCAATTGAAACTTCTAACTCTCTTCTTCCAGCGTCATATGCAACAACAGTACCGTTTACGTTTGCTGAAGCACCACCATCACCTGTGAATAGGTAGATTGCATCTCCAGGAACGAAAGTACCAGTTACCGAAGTATTCTGTAAGTTAATAATAACAGAATAGTTATATACTCTTCCGTATACATTAGCAGCACTAAATGATACCTCACCTCCAACTGTAAACTGCCACTCAGCTTCTCCAGTTGCTGGGGAGTTTAGTGATAGAACTTGATCTGCTCCAGCATCAGTAGCTACAATTCTTAGGGAGTTTCCATAAATACCAGGAGTTCTAGCTGCCCAGTTCCATAGGTTTGCATTTGATTCAAAGTTGTTTACATATGCATCTAAGTTTTTGATCACAGGTGCAGTTACACCAGAAAGAGTCTGCTCATTGATCGTCGTCTTAGCAACGGAAATTGAAAGGAGATCTACATCTGCACCATTTGAGTGAGTTGCAGCAGCAGTTCCATACTCACCACGAACTACTGTTAGATTGTTACCATTGACAGCAGTTACTTTTAAGATTTCATTATCGATGATAATATAATCGTTAACTGTAACGTTTAGTGTTGCCGCATCAGATACTGTAAGTGTGATGTCGGAAGCACTGAATGTGGAACCTTCATTGATAGTGGTAGAATCACCAGTTCTTTCAATAAGAGTGATAGGTGCTCCTGGGTTATGCTGTGTTGCAACAGTAGCAAGTCTTGCTCTAATGATTGTAACATCGTTACCATCTACTGCCGCAACTTCCATGATTTCATTATCAATTTTAATATAATCAGTTACATCAAAATCGGTAGCATCGGCCACACTTACTTCAGTATCATTAGCAGTTAATACGGTAGCAACTACTGTAGCTTTATCGATAGCATTTCTTAAACCTGAGTTAAATGCACGAATAACTTTTAAAGTACCACCATACTGTAAGAATTGTGCTGCACTAAACCAAAACTCAAAGTTTTGATCGGTAGGCTTACCAAATCTTGCAAGTAGATCCTTCTCTGATACAACATCGGTTACTTCTTCTACTGGGCCCTTTTCAAATGCTCCAGCAATAACACCAATGTTGTCTGTAACTTGATTGGCAACTGTAGTAAGATCTCTTTCAAGAACTACTACTCCAGGGGATAGTTGATTTGATGCCATGTTTTATTCTCCTGTTAGAATAGCAATTTTGTTTCTAAGATTATTTATAAACTAGAAGATTTGTGAAACCTAAGATAGATAGTCCCACATAAATGATCTATCACCATATTCATCTATATACCACCTATCACCATCTTCGTCTATAAAACTTTCATTCATCATTCCATCATCTATAAATCCAAATGGGGCCATGTCTGCTTCAATTGCTTCTCGTTGCTCCTCATATATTTTTTGTCGTACATCATTACTGGTTAGTTCCTTAAAATATGGTTGCATTGCCAACCAAGAAAAAATAACCAAACACATTGCTAGATCATCATTACACCCATCTTCAGCTTCAAATGAATTGTGTTTTTGTATGAAAGTTGTAAGTTCACTTATTACATCATAATCTTTAAGCAATAGTTTATCTTCTTCAATTAATGCTTTTAAATTTGAACATCCTGTTTTTTTAACTGCGGATGTCATTCGCACACCAAGGGTTGCTTTTTTGCCAGAAAATCCAGTTCCAACAAGTTGTCCTGCTCTACCCCTCATTGAGCACATCATTAAATTATCATACTCCAAATCATATTGAAGAATGTCTGCAACTTGTGCTCCTATATCATTCACTTCTATTAGTATGTATGCTTTATTATATGCTTTAGCTATATCATGAATTACATTTGGGAATAGAATTGGTTTTATATCATTATTTTTATACTTAGCAACTAATTTATATGGAATAGTTGTGATGTCTACAACAGTAAACGCAGAATAGTCACTGTTAATACCTCTTGAAGTATCAACAGTGATTACATATTGATTTTCTTTTATGGGATTTTCAAATATGTCTATGCCAGCATTTCTTTTTATTGGATCCTCATAAACCATCATTCTCAACTTTGATGGATTTATTAATGTGTCAACAGATCCTAAAAACTCACATTCAAATTCAACTCTAAATTGTTGCTCTGATGTATTTTTAATTGTTTGTTCTTTCCAAGCAGAATCTCTTCCTGGAACTGCAGTCCAATGAACCTCAGTATTTACATATTCATTTTTCCCTCTCTCTGCATCATGCCAAAGTTTATAAAACATATTCATACCATGTGGGGTAGAAATAATAATAACTTTGGTAGATTTACCCGAGGAGATGGTAGGATATACTGAACTAAAAAATTGCTCTGCAATGTTTGAGGGAACGAACGCAAATTCATCTAGGAATATAATGTTAAATGACATTCCTCGAACAGCAGATGCTGATGTCGATGCTGCTAAAATTTTAGATCCATTCTCTAATTCTAAAGAACCTCTATTCCATGATATAATACCTTGCTGCATCCATTTAGGTAAATTCTCATATGACAACTGTAAACGACTTAACATTTCTCTAGCTGTTGCTGCTTTGTTTGCTAGAATTGCAATGTTAACATTGTCATTAAAAATGGCATACCATAATAGGTATGCAGTAACAACAGTGGATTTACCAGATTGCCTAGGTAGTTTACATATATTAAATCTATGATCATGAAATTTTTGCACCATGTCTTCTTGAAACTGGTACATTTCAAATGGTATTAAACCAGAATCCAATGATACAATTTTAATATATTTTTTGATAAAATATATTGGATTATTTCTACAATAAATAAACTCCTGAATTTGATCAGGAGTCCATTCCATAGTAACATTTGCTCTTTTTAAATTTGGATTACCTAAGTATTGCTCGTGATTACTCATAACGGAAAATATGTATTTTCATAATCTTCAGTGCTATCATATTTAGGATTTATACAATCTCCACAGTAGTTTGGATTTGACTTGGTGTACTGACACACACGTTTTGCTAAAAAATCTAAGTCTCCATTTTTTCCATGATGAAATTTTACGGTTCCATCATCGAGTATGATTACTTGACAACAAGGACATTTCTTTTCCATTTAATTTTTGCGAGGGTAATTTATCCCCAGAAGTGCCCAATCATTCTACTAATCATACTCCATGTATTTCTAGCCAAAATCTGATCTTTAGAATTTGGATTTTTAGATTCTTCGGCACAAAGACGTTTTAGTAATTCCCAATGCTTTTTTTCAAATGCATAATCGGTATTTACTTTACCGTATTCTTCTCTGGTTAGTCCCATAATAATGACATAAATCTAGGTTTACTTTTTTTTGCCGCCGTTCTTAGCCTTCTTTGCACTAGCATTTCCTTGATTCTGCTTGGATTGTTTTCCCCCAGCAGAACCTTTTTTGCCTTTATTTGCTGACTTTGACATTAGCAATTCCACGCACGTAACGACTTATTTATGCGTGAATCTGGATCATTAGCAGTTTTCTCTGAAGTTAACTTAGATTTCATACCTTTCATTCTTGCGCAGAATGACGACCTGCGGGAATTTCCAACCTCTTTTGAAGGTGCTTTAAGGTCGCTTCCAGGATTTTCACGTTCATATGACTTACGACCCTTTTCATTGAGTCCGCCACTTTGATTCTTCCCCTCTTTACGTTGCCATGCAGCAACTTCTTTGATATACTGACCAAATGATTTCATTTCAGTCTCTTCTTCATAATTAGTTCTGAGATACATTGCAGCAGCATTTAAATTATGAGTTGCAAGTGCTAGTTTTGCTTGAACCCATCCAGGAAGTTGATAGTCTGGAGACTTGATTGTTTCTCTAAGCATCTTGATGTAGAGTTCAATCTCATCAAGTTGTCCTAGTGCCATAGCACCTTCATCATCTAGATCAGTACCATTGTTGATGGCAATATGATTTTCTCTTAATTTTTTCTGTGTTCTTTCGTATTCTCTATGTGCTCTATTTCTTGCTGTCTCTGCTTCCATAGGACTCTTACCTGCTTTGGTGGCAGCAGCATGAGCAGCATCACCAGCAGATTTTTTAGCATCGGCAGATGACTTTGCTGCATTTGCAACATCTGTATTTGAGATTACTTCAG